AAATCCCACCGTCGCCCGCGCATCAAGCCTCCTTCAGTCCCCGAACGCTACGCCAGCGGCGACCGCAAGCCGACAGACACGGGACCGGCGTGTACGCCCGAAACCCTCGCACACCGGAGGCAAGCCATGCCGGACCTGGACGACAAGACGCTGATGACGAACCGCGCCGGTCTGCCGCTCGAAATGCTCTTCGCGCAAAGCCTCATCACCCGCTCACAGAGAGACGCTGGCGAGCGATATGGTAAGGTGGTGCATCGGTGGCGGCTCATCAAAGGTGTGAGGGACGGCACGCGACAGGCCAAGCCGGGGGCCGGTAACGAGATCGACCCGGTAGTCGCTGACCGCGTGACCCGTGAGTACATTGCCTGCCGTCGCGCAATCGAAAGCCTGACGCCTATCGCACAAGCCGCCATCGAGACGGTGTGTGTGGACGAGGGGCCAAGCCGGGTCATGGACAAGTCGATGCTGGGCGACCGGCTACGGAATGCTTTGAGGGAAGGGCTAAACCAGCTGTGTGAAGTGTTTCAGATTAGGGAGGCTGCGTGATGGCTGCAATTGATTGGGGTTACAAAGAAGTTCCAATAACACTTCTAATCGAGATGGATAAGCTTTTGTGTTTGGCTATGGATGCGTGCGACGCGGTTAAAATTCACGCGCATCAAAATGGTGCGCAGGAGATGGCCCATTTGAAAACGCACATCGACATATTGTTGGGCGAATGGGGCAGCGACTAAATCACATGATTTTGTTGCAAAATAATCAGATTTGGCGTATAAAATTCTTTCTTCTCCTCAGAGAAGTGGTTTCAAGCGAGAGCCGTCCCGGTCTGCAAACCATGGGGACGGCTTTCGTGCTTCAGGCTGCTGCTTTCGTAGCGTCAAAACAAACCCCTTGACCCCGCAGTAACCCTTGATGTACCTTGGGGATGGTGAAATCAAACAATTGTGTCAAGCACAAGCCCTGCCGACATCGGCGGGGTTTTTTCGTTTGAGCCAACAATCCTTCGAGGACTGGCACAATGGCAGCACGAACGCGCAAGGTTCGTCACGATGACGAAACGCGCAAGAAAATCCAGACAAGTCAGCTAATCAACCGCCTTACGGATCATGCGTTTGGTAAGGTCGAGTTAGACAACTCGCAGGTTCGGTCGATTGAGATCCTGCTGAAGAAGTCTTTGCCCGACTTGGCGCAGATGACGCATATGGGCGACGCCGACCAGCCGATGGAAATGCGCATCCGGTGGGCGGGAGAATGAAGGGCGGCTTGACGATCCAAGATTGCCGGGCGGCGTACACAAACGCCTATCGACAGGTCCAAAGATCGCGCCGCTTCGCGGGCCTAGGTGATTTCGATCGGTTCCATCTGACCGCAGAACACAATGGCGACATAATCCCGCTGGGCTGGGTTTCGCACAGTGAGCCAACCGCACATATCGTGAGGTTTCGCAGTCTGAAGCATCACAATGCGCATGTGCGAGACTGGAACAGGCACAAGAAGTTAATCGCGATGCGCGGCAAGGGCCGCATTGAAGACCCAGACGATCCGCAGCAGTCCTATAAGGGCAAATGGCTGACATCGTAATCCCCTATACGCCGCGCCCACAGCAGCGTGACCTTCATCGATCCCTCAAACGCTTCAACGTCCTGGTATGTCATCGTCGCTTCGGCAAGACGGTGTTCGCGATTAACCAGACAATCCGCAAGGCGGTAGAGTGCCGGCGGGACAGGCCGCGCTACGCTTACATCGCGCCGTTCCGGTCACAGGCAAAGACGGTGGCCTGGGACTATGTGAAGGAATTCACCCGGCCAATCATCGGGACAGAGTTCAACGAGGCTGAGCTACGCGCTGATCTGCCGAATGGTGCGCGGATCACGCTGTTTGGCGCTGACAACGCGGACGCGCTTCGGGGGCAATACTTCGACGGCGTTATCCTCGATGAGTTCGCGCAGATGTCGCCGCGTGTATGGGCTGAGATCGTTCGCCCCGCGCTGGCTGATCGTGAGGGCTGGGCAATCTTCATCGGTACGCCGATGGGGGAAAATCAGTTTTTCGACGTGTTCGAGTACGCCAAGCAAGGCGGCGACGCTTGGTTCGCCTCAATGTACCGGGCGAGCGAAACTGGCCTGATACCCGAGGCGGAGCTTGCCGAAGCCAAGCGGGCGATGACCAAGGCGCAATATGCGCAGGAGTTTGAGTGTTCCTTTGCCGCAGCCATCATCGGCGCGGTCTACGGTGACGAGATAGAGCGGGCACAGGAGCGCATCGTGTCGGTCCCGTGGGAGCGGGGCGTCGAGGTGCATACCGCCTGGGACTTGGGCATGGCGGACACCACGGCGATCTGGTTCTGGCAGGAAGTCGGTCGCGAAGTTCGGGTGCTGGAATGTATCGAGCAAAACGGCGTGGGTCTGGACTGGTACGCGAACGCCCTGAAGTCGAAGCCGTACAGCTACGGGAAGCACTTTCTTCCGCACGATGTGGAGGTGAGGGAGCTAGGGACGGGGACCACCCGGTCAGAAACGCTTCGCTCGCTTGGTATAAATCCGACCGTGATGCCCCGGACTTCTCCGGAGGACCGCATCAACGCCGCGCGTATGTCCTTTGATCGCGTCTGGTTTGATCAGGACAAGACAGCGGACGGGCTGAAGGCTCTGAGGCAATACCGATACGACTACGACGACAAGCGACGGGTGTTCCGCCCGCGACCGCTGCACGACTGGACCAGCCACTATGCGGATGCGTTTGGGCTGATGTGCGAGGCGCTGAGTAAAGCCCGCCCGCGCAAGGCGATGCCGAAGCGTGACCTTCGCTGGGTCATTTAACAGACGACAGGTGACAAGATGAATGTGGACGGTATCAACCTGACGCACTTCAAGCGCATTGAGATGCAGCAGAGGGCGATTGCCGAGCGGCTGGATCGCATCGAGGCCAAGCTTGATCAGTTGGTTGAGCAGAAGCGTGGCCCTGGTCGCCCGCGTAAGGATGAGGCCGCTTGATGGCTGACCGGCTGGACGAGGACCGCCTGCGGGCCATTGTGGCGTCGCAGATCCGTGGTGCTCTCGGCTATGACTCGGATCAACTGTCTTCAATGCGCGCGGACAACATCGCGCGCTATGAAGGCGAGCCGTACGGCAACGAGGTAGAAGGCCAGTCGCAGGTCATGTCCCGCGACGTGATGGAGACGGTGGAAGCCGTCATGCCGTCGCTGGTGCGGACGTTCCTGCAATCGGATCAGGTGTTCACGTTCGAGCCGGAAGGACCGGAGGACGACGAGTACGCGGATCAGGCGACCGATTATGTGAACTTCTGTCTGATGCGGGACAACGACGGTTTCCGCATCGGTCAGGACTGGATGAAGTCGGCGCTGATCACCAATACATCGGTGGTCAAGGTCTGGTGGGACGAGGCTGAGCAGGTCAAGGATGAGAACTACAGCGGTCTTGGCGAGGAAGAGTTCGTCGCGCTGGTCTCCGATGATGACGTTGAGGTTCTAGAGCACACGGCATATGCGGAAGCTGGTGGGCAGCTTGCGGAGCCTGAGCAGGCGATGGCAATGGGCATGATGGGTGCGCCCGTCCGTGCCGTGCATGACGTGAAGATCCGCCGCAATTTCATCAAGAAGCGGTTGCGCTGGGAAGCGGTGCCGCCTGAAGAGTTTCTCGTGAACCGTCGCGCCCGGTCGATCAGCCTGGACGACAGCACGTTCTATTTCTGCTGCCATCGGCAGGCCCGCAGCGTCGAGGAATTGATTGCTGACGGTTACGACGAAGAGAAGGTGCGCCGTGCCAGCGAGCACGATGATTGGTTTCTGGACGAGGCTGAAGAGCGCAACGACGATCTGGAATATTCCGAGGAATGGGACGGCGAGACGGACGAGAACCAGCGGCGCATCTGGGTCTATGAGTGCTACCTGAAGGTCGATTGGGATAACGACGGTCTGTCGGAACTTCGCCGCGTGACGGTCCTTGGTGGCGGCACGAGCACGGAGATTCTGGACAACGAGCCGGTCGAAGAACTGCCGTTCGCCGATCTGTGCGCGGTTCGCCTTCCGCATCGGTTCTACGGGTGGGCGCTTGCCGATCTGGTCAAGGATATTCAGGAACTGAAGACCGCTCTTTGGCGTGTGATGATGAATGGGCTGTATGTCAGCCTGTATCCGCAGCGGGCGGTTAATCAGGGGTCTGTCGAACTTGACGATCTGCTGAGCCTTGAGCCGGGCGGCATGATCCGCACCGATGGCCCGCCTTCGCAGCACATCATGGAACTGACGACATCGTGGAACGGCGCGCAAGCCTTCCCGATGATGCAGTACATTGATCAGATCCTTGCGTCCCGGTCGGGTGTGAACGACCTTGCGGGCGGGCTTGACGGCTCTGTGCTTCAGGGTGAGACGGCACGGGCTGTGGATGAGGCGGCAAATTCGGCGCGTGCGCGTGTTGAGTTGATGGTCCGCAACATGGCGGAAGGCTGGCGAAAGCTTGCCAAGCTGGCGTTGACCACGCTGAACCGCCACCAAGACCGGGAACGGGTTATCCGCCTTCGCAATAAGTGGGTGCCTATCGATCCGCGTTCGTGGAACGTGGATATGGACGTTCGCGTGTCCATAGGGCTGGGTCTTGCCACCAAGTCGGAGCAGGCGCAGCGGTACGGCTTCATCGCTCAGAAGCAAGAGCAGATCATGTCGCAGATGGGGCCGACAAACCCGCTTGCGCCGCTGGACCGCTATTATGAGACGCTGAAGAAGCTTGCTGAAGCCGCTGACCTGAACCCGGAGGACCACTTCACCGATCCGACCGAATGGGTTGAACAGCAGCGTCAGCAGCCGCCACAGCCGAACCCGGAGGCGATGAAGGCACAGGCCGAGCTTCAGATGAAGCAGCAGGAGAGCCAGGCCAAGCTTCAGCAGGCTCAGGCCGAAGCGCAGATGCGGGCACAGACGGACCAGCGCAAGGCCGAGTTGGAAGCCGAGATTGCCCGGTTCAAGGCCGAGATGGACGCACAGCAGCAGCGTGAAAACGCGGAACTGCGGGCTGCGGTGGACCGTGAGATTGCGTCTAACAAGTTGGCGCTCGAGCGCGACCGCATGAACCTCGAACACCAGTACCGGATGCAGGAACTTGCCGCCGAAGCCGAGTTGGAGGCCGCGAAGATGCGGGCCGGTTCGCGTGATGGACAGGGCAACATCAACGTTTCTGATTAGGGAGATCGACCATGAAAGACGTGAACCTGAACACGACCACCGTGGGCAATACCAGCGGCGGCGGCACCAAGAGCCAGAGCCAGCCGAACCCGCGTACCGGTCAGCACATGATGCCCAAGGGCAAGGTTGACAAATACGTGGCTTACAGTGGCACGGGCGGCGCGAAGAACGGCGTTGTGAAGGGCTGCTGACATGAACCCCGCCATTACCATCTGATGCGTCATCGGCCGAGGTGACTGATATGGGCTTGCTGACAAATCACGCTGATCAGATTCAGGGGCACGACCCCGCCCGCGATGGTGAGATGGTGCCTGTTCCTGTTACTCGGGGTTTGCTTGGGCAGCGTCCACTTCAGCCGGGCGAGTCAATCCCCGTGCCTGAGTGGGGCGGTCAGATGACGGAATTTACAATTACAGTTCCGGATCAAAACGGCGGATTTATGGTGATTCCGTCCGTCTGGATGACCAGAGACGGGCCGCGACGTTTGTCTGAAGAAGACGCAATGACTGCGGCATATTCATATATGCAGCAAAGCGGCACCGCATTTCCGACGTTTCAAGACCCACTAGGCGCATCCGATTTTGCGCGGCAACGGTCGCAAACCGGCGGCATCCATAACGGACCATTAGCGAGGCCGAGATGAACCCGAGCATGACCATCGGAGGCTTCCCGCTGTATCCCATGGCGGGAACTGTTGATCCGTCGCTGCCGATCTATCGCCCCGAATATGGTGGCGGCGGTCTGCTGAACGACGGTCGGGACTTTGAGGACGTTCGCCAGAACTTCGCGGGCGGGCTTCTCAACGGGATGCAGTACGACCCGAAAAGCAATCGCTTCAACGCCATTGCGCCGTCCGGTGTCTACACGACGGACCAGACGCAAGGCACGGCCAGCAGCGGCGGTGACAAGCCGCGCGGCCTGACGTTCCGAGACGCCATCGGGTTTACGTTCAGCGATCCACGCCGCAATCGACAGTTCTGGGACGTGTTCGGCGGTGCTGACGGCGACACGCTGTCCCAGGTCGGCTTGAACCTCGATGACGAGTACGACCCGACCAACGACAAGTGGAAGCAGGCTGTTCGGATGGTGGAGCTATTCGGAGACAGCACAACGTCGGGCGGTGGTCGCTGATGGATCGTGACCCTGCGATCAAAGGTGCCGACGCGGAACGACTGTTGAACGACGCCCTGTTAAAAGAGGCGTTTGCCGAACTAGACAAGGCATTCGATGAACGCGCGCTAGCGTGTCCCGCGAAGGACGACGAAGGGCGGCGGCGGCTTATGGATGCACGGGTGATCCTCCGCAAAGTCGAGGGTCATCTGAAGAAGGTTGCGTTCGAGGGCAAGAAAGCGGCCCAAGACGCGGCAAAGGACATCGCGCCTATGCGCCGATGGTTCTGAGGACAAGCGTAAGCCCCTCACACAAAAGGTGACAAATGAGCATGACAACGGAGCCGTCCGTCGAGGACCGGCTAATGGGTTTGCTTGCCTCAGACGAGGAGGCAATCGAAGAGGCCCCGGAAATCGAGGAAGAATCCTCGGATGACGGACAAGCCGAAGACGACGCGGAACTGGAGGCTGATGACGAGGCCGAAGGGGAAGAAACGGACGACGAAGACGACGAAGAGGACGACGAAGCGGAGCCTGTAGGAGCCATCACGATTAAGATCGATGGCCAAACCCGCACGCTAACCGCTGAAGAAGTTCGCGACGGCGTGTTGATGCGATCCGATTACACGCGCAAAACGCAGCAGTTGAGTGAAGAGAAAAAGGCGCTCGAATTTGAGCGTCAGCAGTTCGCGGAGTGGGCGCAAAACCAAGCGCGCATGATGCAGCAGTTTCAGGAGCCGGAACCGGATTGGGACAAGCTCTATGAGGAAGATCCCATAGGTGCCCCCAAGATCGAACGGGATTATCGGGTAAAGCAGCAGCAACGCTATCAGGTGCTACAGGAGCAGCAGGCGGCGGCCCAACGGGCCATGCAGCAGCGGCTTGTACAGGAAGCGGCGCGGTTGCCTGAACTGATCCCCGAATGGTCCGACCCGAAGGCTGCGGAAGCCGAAATGGCAGAGGTGCGAGACACCTTGAAGTCAGTCGGTTTTACCGATGAGGAGATCGGCGGCGTGAATGATGCGCGGCTGGTCAAGATGTTGGTGACTGCACACCGTGCCATGAAGTCTGAGAAGGCTCGCAGTGGTGTGGTGCAGAAGAAGGTTGCTGGCAAGCCGAAGGTGGTCAAGCCCGGTTCGGCGGCACCGAAGAAGTCTGCAAAATCTCGGATCAACGACGCTCGCAGCGTGGCGCGCAAATCACAGTCTCCGGACGCCTGGAACAAGGTGTTCGAGAACTTCGTGTAATCAGCCAGCTAGAGGAGTGTTAAGCTATGGCTGTTCCTAGCAATACCGTCCTCGCGAGCACGCGCACTAACGCCCGCGAAGACCTTCAAGATGTCATCTATGACATTTCGCCTGTTGATACCCCAGTATTGACGATGTCGCCCCGCATGACCGCGCGGGCCAAATATCACGAGTGGAACACTGATTCGCTTGCGGCTGCTGCGGCCAACGCACAGATCGAAGGCGATGACGCGACCGCTGGTGCTTCGACG